AAAGTGGGGTAACAAATACTCTGCGGATTATGTAAATAATCTATATAATATGGTTAGTAGACATTATACTAAACCATTTACTTTTACCTGTTTTACAGATGAGAATGAGGGTGTAGGTTGTGATACTATGCCCATTCCAGATATAAATCCTTTACATCCTAAGTATTGGTTTGGAAAAGAAAATTATTGTTGGGATAGAGCAAAATTTTTAATGTTCAATTCTCACAAATGGCTAGGATATGAAGGTGGCTGGTGTTATTTAGATTTAGATGTAATTATACATGGCAAAATAAATGATTTAAACGAACTAGCAAAAAAGCCAAGAATAATTTATTCTCATTGGCAACCACAAAAATTAAAACACGACAGACTTTGGATAGACATTAGAGGAACATTTTATAACTCTAGTGTAATGTGTTGGCAAGGAAAACAGGCAGAACACATTTATTATGATGCGTTAGAAAACTCTGACGCTATATTCAAAACATTTTTTAAAGGAACAGACAATTATCACTATTGGAGACAGCGAGACTTCTGGAGGGATATACCTAAAGAATGGGTGTATTCATACAATAGAGGTGCTAGAAGAAGTGATTTAGAGATACATAAATATAGAGAAGACTATAAAATTTGTTTATTTAATACAGACCTTACACCAGGGCCTAATAAACATAAACAAATTGACATAGGTGATTTAAAGGATGAAAAATTATTGAGACATTGGCATGGACCTAACTATAATCGTTAACTACTTAGATAATAAGTATAGTCAAACGCACATCAATAACTTTTATACACAATGCAAAAACAGCATTGTAGATCCTTTTGACTTTGTTGTCTTTACTACACCTGACGAATTAGAACACATAAAAGAAACAAAAAAGATAGATGGCTTTATACAAGGCATACATTTTCACGTTCCTAAATATGGCAGAGAATGGTTAGAAATAGATTTAATAAAACATACAAAACCAAACGGTATTAGTTTATTTGTAACTCCTAATATTATTTTAAATAATCCTAGTAAAATTGTAAACTATAAAACAACAGGATTAGATAAAGTAAAACTTGCTGATGAAAACTTAGCATACTTTGTATATAGAAATAATGTTGTAGAAAACATTATTAAAAAGTGGGACAATGAGGAAGATGATATAACATTTATGAACGGTGAATTTAGTCAAGCATTCCAAGTAAATGAATTAGAAAACTTTCCTTTCCTAAAAGATTACACAAAAGAATATCCCACAGAATTAGAGGCTCCTATTATAACTATACCTTATTGGTATGTGCATAAAGATGAGACTTATATAAAGAATTGTTATAATAGAGCCGTTGACTTATACTCTTATTTGCCTAATCAAATAGAGATGGAAATCACAGGATATAGTTTAGAAGAAATTAAAAAGATATTTAATCAAGAACTATTACAAAGAGCAAGAATAACTAAAATACAATTATCAAATGATGTTGAGGACCCAGCATCTAATGAGGAATTACATGATATATGCCATTACTTAATAGAGGAAGGTGGCATTAGTGTAGACATTACAACAGACTTGCTAACAGAAGATGCTCACTTTTGGGGAGTATTAGGCATATTGTTTAGAACAATGGGTAACTTTACTGTAATTATGAATGAGCATACAGGGCCTAAATACGAAAAACAGTTACAAAATGCTAAGGCACTATTACAATCAGGAGCAAGAGTGTTTTGGCAATACACAAGAACAACACAAACGAATGAGGATATACAATCTGCTAAACAATTAAGTATTAAACATAACTTTACAGGATTTAATTTTATTGAAGCTAAGGTTGAAGAAGTAGACATTATCGAAACAAAAACAATAGAAAAAGAGCCAGTTCCAGATTATAAACTCATTGAACTAGAAACTATTAAAGCAGTCGAAAAAGACGCAGAATATAGAGAGATTAAGGTCAAATTCGACAGAAAAGTGCTGTGTAAGGCCAAAATAGACAACGAATGTTATATAGACAAAACAGGAAACGTTTTCCCATGTGTATATACTGCTAAGAATATATTAGAAGCTAAAATAAATCCATACGAAGATACGGATATATTATATGATTGGGAAGATAATAATTGTAAAATAAATAAACTAGAAGACATTTTAACAAACAAATTTTTTAAAGGATATTTCAATAATAAATTAAAACTAGATCCTGCAAGTGTTTGTAATAAGAAATGCGGAGGCTGTAATGAGAGTTAATTATGTATGCGCTAAGTGGGGAACACGATATGGTCCTCATTTTGTAAATCGCCTAAAAAGAATGGCATTCCATAATACACAAGAACAACATGAGGTTCATTTTTATTGTTATACAGATGACGCCGAAGGATTAGATGACGACATTAAAGTTATTGACTTCCCAGATATTCCTAACATACATCCTAAATATTGGTTTGAGACAGAGGACTTTAAATATGGCATGGCACGTTGTTGGGATAGGCCAAAAACATTTGTATTTAATACACATAATTTTGCTGAGGATAAACCTACAGGAAGATTTGTATTCTTTGACTTAGATGTTATTATACAACAAGACTTAGAACCTTTACTAACATATGACATGGAAAGGCCAACTAAATTAAAAAGTTGGTGGCAGGACCCACGTCCTATGAAAACAAGAAGATTTAAATTATCCCACGGTGCATATACAAATGGGAGTTGTCAAATATGGAGCGACGACCAAGCAGAATGTATATGGCAAGATGTATTAGAAAACCAAGAGAAAATATGGTTTACATATACAGATGGCACAGACAATTATCACTCTTGGAGATGGGGTGATTTCGGAGAGAAAAAACTTTGGAATCATTTTCCTTCAGAGTTTGCCTACTCATTTAATAGAGGAAGAGATTGGGATAGCGGTGATTTAGAAGTAGGCATATATCGCCCAGGTTGTATTCTATGTGTATTCAACGTAGACTTATTACCTTTTGAAGATAACTCTAGAGGACATACTAAACAACACGATTTAGTAGATCCTAAACTATTAGCACATTGGACAGTATGATAAACATTTATACAGTAAAGTGGGGCAACAAATATTCTGCACATCACGTGCAAGCAATATATGATTCTTGTAAAAAGTTTTGCTCTACTGAATTTAAATTTTATTGCCTTACAGAAAACCCACAAGGTTTAAGTGAGGATATAAATGTTATACCTCTACCACACGGAAATAAAATGGAAAAGTGGTGGAACAAAATGTATCTGTTTGATGAGAATGTAGTAAGACAAAAAGGAGAAAAATTATTTTTCGACTTAGATGTTATTATACAAAAAGACATTCAAGAGATTGTAGACTATGAGGCCGAAGACTGTTTAGTTTTTATTAAAACACATTGGCACGATATGGAAAAACAATACAAAGAAACAAGGCACATTCCACATAAATTTACAGACTTAAATAGTTCTGTTTTGCGTTGGAATGATAATTTAAACACCGAAGATATTAGTATCTATTTTCAAACACATATAGATAAAATACTTTGGTATTATAGGGGAATAGATAACTTCTTTCATCACCGAGGTGTTGCGAGAATAAAATATTTTCCTATTGGGTGGGCATATAGTTTTAACCAAGGTTACATATATCCTCACGATATAGAAAAACAAGTATATCGAAAAATTCCTTTCGTATGCTTATTTGATTCAATGGGAAGAAAAGAAGATGTTAAATTTTAATTTTTTAAATAACCTCAAACATTGGGGCGACGGACTTGCTAAAGTTGAGCATGAGATGAAACACAAGCACGATGACTTTAGACAAGCACTTAATCCAAACACAATGGAAGCTGGGATATGGATGGTTGAAGAACTTAAAAAAGTTTTAGACGAACATTATCTTAAAGATAGTGAGTTCAATATTCTTGTATTAAACAGTTGGTTAGGTGTTCCACTTGTCCCACTACTTTGTGAGAATTTAAGTGTTGGGCAATTACATTTAGTTGATATCGACAATGAAGCATTAGAATTATCTAAGGTATTTAATAAACATTATATTTCGGAAGAGTATATTAAAATTAATCATTGGAACTTAGATATTCCTTTTGCATTTGACCAGCTAAATCAATTAAATGTTGATGTAGTTATTTCATTAGGTTGCGAGCAGATGTATCCATTAGATGAATTGAAAACTGCTAACAAACATGCTATTTTTGCTATACAAAATTCTAATGTTATAGAAGAAATGTATGGTATTAATTGTGTAGATAGTGAAGATGCATTAATTAAAAATGCTGGGTTAAAAGATACTTACTATACAGGTAAGACAGTTCAATATTATTACAGTTGGGACGGCAAAAAGTTTTACGATAGATTTATGGCGATTGGCAAAAAGTAATTATAAATATTTTTATGTCTAACGTAATCGAAATCACAGATAATGCGATACAGAAACTTCTTGAGAAACAAGAAAAAGACGGCTTTAAAAACATCCGACTCGGAATTACAGGCGGAGGTTGCGCTGGCTTTGAATACGTTTTCGACTCTATTAATGATAACGGCGATATGTCTGATGATATATTTGTTGATTATGGTAGGTTCGGCGTAGTAATAGATAAAATATCTATACCTTACATAGTGGGAATGACATTAGATTGGCAAACAGAAGGCCTAAATGAATTTTTTAAATTTGTAAACCCTAAGGAAAAGGATTCTTGTGGGTGTGGGGTGAGTATAAACTTTGACTTAGAACAAGTTGAAATAGATACAAATAAAATTACAGCAATAAATATTTAACTAAACATCGAGGCGTCTTCCCCAGATATGTCCTCAATCATATTTCTCCACATATCTACATTAGGAATAACAAACCCTAAGGTAATCCTATCTTCATAAGCACCAGCACAATGATAATAAACTTTATCTGGCTCTCTACCTCTTCCATAATAACCTACTTTACAGCCCCAACCTGGTTTGTCTTCCATTGTTACTATTTCGTGTGTTAAAGGATCTCGATATTTAAAAAAGCCATTGCCTGTTTTTGTATATGATAATAATATATTATATCCATGAGCATTCCAATTATTATGCCAAGACATAAATCCGTTTGCTGGATAATAAACTTGAACTGCTTGATTTCTAGCTCCTAAATAAGAAACTACTTCTTGATTAAGTGTTTGACATTTTTCCCTATGTTCACTAGGTGTTCTGCCGTCCATTAATATATCTATTGAATGTGTGTGCTCTGGGTAACCTATATGTTCACCGTCCTTTTTAACAATCATATTTAAATAGTCTTCATTAGTAGCAGTCTCGATATTATAATCTCCTGCTCTTTTTTCGTCTATTCTTTCTTCTAGTTTTGTTAAGTCTTGTGAGAAAAACCAGTCGGTATATGGTTGTAATAGTTCTAATGTTTCGTCAGATATTTGATTAGTCCACTTCATTTTGTTTGCTCGTGATGTGATATAGTGTAATGATATAAAACAGGATCTAGTCCGCCTAATTCATCCCAATGATATCCATTAACAAAGTTCCAACGTGCGTCAGGCTCTTCTACAAATCCCCAATCAACACCGTGTTCACTATATGTAAGTAGCTTCCACATTGTAAACGTGTCCCA